TCCTGTCGTTAAAATATCTTGAACATCTATACCACCACGAGAAACATAAAGACAAGCCTTGCCTATCATATCGCCATAAGTGATTGTAGTTTCTCCACCTGCTGCCGTTGTTCCCTTTGTGTAAACCGCACCTCCAGCAACAATAACAACCCCTTCAGGATTGATTTCCGTTCCTGTTGTAGCATAAGCACCTGTACCCTGTAACGATACACTATACGTTGCTATGTCCTTGTAAGGTGCGTTAATTTGTAAACTTGTCAAATTGCAATCCCCACTAATAACTACCAACCCATCAACTCCGTTGTCAATAACAAACTTTACTAAAATTGTAGTGCGGTCTTGTTGTTGCTCAAGTAAGAATAAATAGCCATAACCATCCAAAGTTATAAGACCATCACAAGTTACACTCCAAGTTGCAGTATCGTTCTTTTTGGTCAACACTTACACTAAATGTGCAATTTGTTGAACACGAAAAAGCAATATCCCTACCTGCTGGATATGTTACCGAAGGTGGTTCAAAGTAGTATAAAATTATATTGTTGCCCTGTACTTTATCTGCCATATTACAAAGTTAATTAATTAAAAGGTACTCCGTTTACTGTGAATATTGTTTCTATTGTACTTGCAATTTCCTCATTAGAAATATCTAATAAAGTAGCTTGTGTTTCACATCCTACTATGTCAATAGTCATATTGCCTGTCATATATCTATTATCTTCAATGTTTATTTGTGCTGGGTCAGTATCTAATATTTGTAATAACTTATTAGCAGCAAAATTGCCGTTTGTTGTTGTTATTCCAAATAAGTTGCAATCAACATTTATTAAGTTCCTTCTATAATTGTTTATATATTCCTTCATTATAGTTTCGCTTAAACCATCCGTAGGGGTTGTATAAGGTCCGTAACGATACCAACCTGTTGCCGATACAAAGTTCCCTGATACTAATTGTTGGATAGTTCCGTATGCCATATTTGCTTCAACTCTATCAACACCATCTCCACTATAAATAGGATAACCTAATGGCAAATCCATTTCTAATTGATATTGGTTATTTGCATCAACTATTGAAGTAGATGTAATCAATGATAAAGGAGAATTAAATGTCAATCCAAATGCACCAACTTTAGCATAGGTAGCACAATCAAATATATCCCTTGTAAGCATATATAATATTGACAAACTTCCATTTATAGGAATTGGTGGCGTTGTTATTGTAACTGTATTTATTTTATCTTCCTCTACTAATGGAACTTTATAGTAATTGTCAAAAGGTGCTATTGAAGCATCTTGCCAAATGCCATCTATATTGATATAATAAGATGGAGCACCACTACCTAATCCTGTTACTTGTATTTGTATTTGTCCTCTTACTTTGTCAACAGGTTGAGCATAAAATGTTTGAGTATAAGTTAAGGTGTCATTAGCCGTTACATATCCTTCAGGATTAGTATTAACTTCACTAAATGCAGTAAATCCAACACCATTAGCACCTAATATAATATAAAACCAATCACTTGCTTCGTATGGTTTATTAACTATTGTAATACTTCCTCCAGCACCTTGTGTAAATGAATTCCATAATGTAGGAAATCCACTTGTTAAACTCTTTAGGTTTGGATTTGATATGTAGTTAGGTGAGAAACTAATATCGTATCTATAATTGAAATTGTTATAACCTTTCTTAAATAGCTTCATTTGGCTATTATTAGTAAAGTATAAACCGCTTACATTTCCTGTGTAAGGTTGTATTTCGCTTAAAGTATTGAATGTTCCTGAAGTAACTAAAGTACCTGCTGGTGTATATTCCGTAAAATATGTAAATGCAAAATAAGGAGCAGCAGCAAATTCATTAACCGCTACAATATACCACTTGCCATTAGATTGATATAGTTTGCAACCAAATGACTTTAATATTTTAGTCAAAACAACTAAACAAGTCTCGTATGTTTCATCATCATTTTGGAAGTAAACAGGTCGTAAATAACTTTGATTAAATGGCTCGTATTGGCTACCATCACCCCTGTTTAACATACCTGCTGCATAATAAGAACAAGCAGTAATAAGATTCAATCCTGTTGGAAATCCTATTTTAGCCAAACAAGAATATAAAAAATAAAGTGTGCTTTGTGGGCTTAATTTTGTGTTACCTGCCACATTAGTTTCAACATAAGTAAATGGAATATAATCTAACATTCCAAGTCCATCAATAGCATTAAAAGATAATTCTTTCCTTCCTGTGGTAAATGAGTATTGTACCAAATCACTTAAAACCCATCCTTGCCAATAAATAACACCATCTATAAATAACTTAACTAAATATTTTCTATCGTTCAATGTAGTAAAGTCAGGCATATTATCATCATCATCCGTTACATCAATACTAACATTTAACTGACTTGCATAAATAGGTTCGTAAATATCATCACTTCTTGGGATGTATTGTAGTTGTATTGCAGTTGCAGGATATTCAATTACCGCAGCAACTACTTCATCAATATACATTTCCACAACCGCAACTTCATTGTTTTTGGTTGCAGCAGTTATTTGGTATTTTAAGTTATATGCCACCTCGCCTTAAATTTAATGATGAATTAGACCTTTGTAATGCTAAAACTAAATCATTGCCTCTTAATACAAATGAACCATTGCCACCCATTCCACCAGCACCACTCATTGCACCTGCATTAAATGTTGTGTTCAGCATTCCCTTTAATTTACTTAATGGGATAACAGCTTCAGGACCAGCTTCACCAATTAATGCCATTGAAGGACCATTAGTAATACCTCCTGCTGCTCTTGGACCTGAATAACCAAATGCACTTTGTAATGCACCACTTGCTCTAAATAATACTTTTAATTCAGGAAACGCATTTAATAAAGCACTAAATATTGTAGCTTGAATAACCGCAGAAGCAATTGATAATGCAATATTTCTAAACATTTCACCAACTGCCTGCATCGGATTAGTTCCTTGCTCCATAGCATCAAAAACATTCATTAATCCATTTGTAACATTATTTGATAACATATTAGCAAAGTTTTCATAAGATTTAGTCAAACCATCTACTACATCACTTTGTTGTTTTAAATCTTTATTAAATGCAGTAGCTTTAGGAGTTAAAGACCGACCTATACTATTTTTAAAAGGGTCTGCATTTTCCTGTCTAAATTTTTTAGTAAATTCACTTTCTTTAACAGGTGCATTTTTGTATTCAAATGGAATATAAGAAGTATCAATCTTTTTAAATTCTTTCTTATATTTTTCATAGTCCATTAATTGTTGAGACAATTCATACTTTAATGCAGCAGAATATTCTTTTAAAGAATCTATTAATTTAGTTGCTTTAACAGTCTTATCTAACTCTTTACCAAAGTCTTTTGAATGTACCGCAGCTTTATCTTGCTCTAATGCTAATTGATTAAATTGATTAAATATTGTTTTAAATACTTGCTCTTGTGATTTAGCCTTTTTTGCAATAGCCTCACTACCTATAATATCAGTAGCACTAATTGCTGGACCTCCTGTTAATTTAGATAAAGCAAAAGCACCAAGACTTTCACCCATAAATAAATCAACTTTATTTGCGTTTTCAGGTGCGGCTTGTGCTTCTAATTGTTTAAACGCTTCTTCGGATGCTTTCTTTAACGCTATTTGTGCAGCTGCTCTAAATAATGCTGCTTTTACATAATTGTCTTTATTCTCAATAAATAATCTTTCAGCCTCTGCAATATCTTTTGTAGTTCCGTAAACTTTACCTAATGAATTATTATATTCATCTAAAGCATTCTTCTTTGATGTTGTTCCATTGTTAAATTTCTCAAATGCAGTATTAACATTTTCAATTTGTATATATGCATCGGAAAATGCAGTCTTTGCTCCTGTAAATGAATTTGAAAATTCCCTTAATGATGCAGAACCGCCTGTTGCCTTATCAATAAATACTCCAATATCATCGCCAAATGCAACAACTAAAGATGAAACAACTGCCAAAGCAATACCAATACCTGCTGGTCCTGTTAACCCAGCTGCCATTGCTTGTAAAGCCTTTTTAGTTCCACCTTCCGTTTTAGCTAATCGTTGGAATGATTCCAACATTGGGTTAAGGTTATTAGTTATACCTATCATCCCATAAGGAGCATCTTGAGCAATTCTTGAGAAGTTAGTTAAAGCATTTGTGGCATCACCCATTGGTCTGCCTAACTTATTTGCCTCTTGTGTCAGTATATTAATTCTACCTTTTAAATTATCTATGTTTTTAGTTAGATAATTTATCTCTCCAATATTAGTAGCCTTCTTTAATGCACCTTCAAATTGTGCAAGAGTATTTTGTGCTGACTTTAATTTAGATTGTAGTGCTGAAACATCGGCATCAATACCAATACTAAACTTATCAAAATTTTCTGCCATAATATTTTAATTTACTCCGTACAACTTTAGCGTTCTTGCCAATTGGTCGCTTGTCAACATTACCTTTTCTTCTTCAATATCCATATCATCAATTGCTGGTATATGCCAAAAAGCCTTTATACTTTTGGGTGATTTTTCGGAACTGCTACTTAAATATACAATATAGGCAAGGTTTCTAGTCCTTGCCCATTCGTTTAACTCTTGTTTTTCCTTACCCATTACGATAATAGAAAAGTCTTTCCAAGTCATATCCCAAAACTCATTGGGTCTTAT